TCATGCTTTAACCCCCATCCCCCCAGGACGAATACGGAACTTTGTAATAATAAACTGACCATTCAAAGGCGGTTTGTTCCAGAGTACCTCTCGGGAAAAGTCAAACATATGCATACAAGTTTTGAAATCCAAATCAAGAGCAGAACAAACATCATTTGTGTCCACCCACTCGCCAGCAAGTAACTGTAAAACAACCTGACGAACAAACTCAATACTTACACTATCACTCATAATTAACACCCTCCAAAGCTGCATCTAAACGAGCCATATCTTCAAAGGAGATATTCTCCCCTATCATTCTTTCCGGCTCAAAATCGGCTTTCTGTTCAATCGGGTCATAGAAAACGCTTCGCTGCACTTCCCCCGGGGTTAAATGCCTTTGGTCACTCTCACACATATTCAATACACGATTTTCAGAGATCACCGCCGACCATATACTACCGGCACGGCGAAGCGTACCCCAACAGCCATTTTTCAGCGCCCAGCGAACCGCATTAGACATTGAACTGCATCGTGCATCTATGATATAGTCCGCAAGCCGTCCCGCCTGTATTTCTTCATCATCACGAAAAAACTTGTTAATCGGGAATGTAGAAATAACTGCTTCTAATGGATAGTGAAATTTATCGGGATCATCGGCATGAATTAGATACCGGATAAAGGCATCAAAGCTACGGCAGCGCTCTATCATGTTTTCCGCTATACCGAGATCATCAGCCAGCGCCGATAGATACCGAGCCGCTTTTAACCGGCCCACCCAATGGATATGGGGCTTTTTCAATTCCCCGTTTTCATCAACATCTTTATCATGCAGAATATATGCAAATTCGGGAAATGTGCTTTTAAGAATATTCAGAACATCATCACAGCAATAGCTTTCACTATCAGGATATAAAACACCTTGATATTTTCTATCCTTAATTCCGTCCTTTTGCATTTCCTTTTACCTACTTTATTTTATTCTTTTGGAACACGGTACACGCACGCTAGACATAGCCCAGCGTGCGTGCCGCCGTGCGGCTGGGGCTGAAGCCCCGCAGCCTGCACAGCGGCCATTGCATCAAGCCAGCTTTGCCTTGAATTTGCCGTCCTTGAGCGTTAGAACGACATCGGCAGCATCACCAGGTTTATAGCTTTTAGCGGAGTACATCAGGCCAACTCGGCCGTTTTCGTCCTTGCAGTAAACCTCATTCAGGAACTTGCCCGCACTAACTTCCATGTCGGTCGGGACTACGCTGATAATGGTCATTTTCATTTGCAATACCTCCAAGCAAAATTTTTTGGGGATTGCCGCACAGCGATTTCGCTAAATCCAGGTTATAGCGAAATAGAAAAACGGCGTTCCCTTTTCATTAAGGAAACGCCGCAATGTTGTTTTATTCATTTTCTATTTCGCTAAACCGTAGGTAATTTAGCGAAATAGTGAGCCCGCATATTTAGCATATCAAACAAATAACTACATGTCAATAAAAAAATCAGAATTTTATAAAAATTTACGCTAAATTTCGTCACCCGCCGCACCCGATAGTTTCTAATGCGGCACCAATACTCACATATTTTCTCCCTTGCATCTGAACCTGACCATTGCATAGCATATCAGCTTCGGCAAGGTCGGGTTGTATTTGCTGCGCAAATCTCCACCCTTACCCTTGCCAAATCTGCTATGCCATGCATTTTTGCAGACACAGCGCTGACGGATAGCTGCGCCCGCCAGCGCTCCACTATTTACTTTTTATGGCGTTTGTGGTAGATTTAAGGTAGCAGGAAAGAAAGGAGAAATGAGCATGGAGGCAGAAGCAGAAATTCTCTTAGAAATTTTTATAGGAATTATTAAACTTGCAATAGCAGTATTCATTTTTTACGAAGCAGACAGGATAATTAACAAACTAATAGAAAAAAGACGCAGAAGAAAAAGAACTCCCAGCGAATAAGCTGGGAGTATGTTTATGCAATCTTGTTGTTGCGGATCCGGCGCTTGCTGCGGTTGGAAATCTCGCCAGTAACCTCCGGCTGAAGCTCTCCCCTGTTGCGAAGTATTTCTTCATCGCTGATATAGTCAGATTGCAGCATATTATCAATAAGCTGCTGCGTATCATATCGGTTACGGTCCGCATCAGTTTGACAATACACCCTTGCATCAATGGCAGCAAGCGGATATTGAGGATTGCTGAAAGAAAGATCATATTCCACCGCATCATAGGTATAGACCGTGCAAATGCGGGTAAATGGGTGCGCTAAGTGGCTGCGGGTCACTCTCACCGTATCGGTAATATCCCGAAGCTGCTTATCAAGAAAGTTCCACCGCTGGGTAGTGGCGTAAATCTGCAAATGGCGCTTCCTGCACTGACAAAGGTGCTGAAATAGGATTTTCGGCACACTCTGTTTACTGGCGGCAAAATCACGGCTATTAAATATCGTGCCAATTTCATCAATCAGCACCAGCGTATTGACCGGAGCATTTAGAATATCCTGCGGAGATCGCAGCGGCAGCACCTGCGTACGAGCTGGGAACCCTGTTAGCTGCAAATTCGTTACAATGGTCATAGTTGGGTATCTCTTCGCAAGCGCATACGCATCATGAACCATTGTGCAGGTTTTGCCGGCTCCGAACTTGCCAACATACAGATGCAGCCCCCAACCGTCAAAATTGAGCCATGCACGGTTTTTTATGTACGGTATCAAATCCTTAACCAACAAGAAAAGGAACTTCGGCAGCCGTACCAGATAGCCCAGCCACACCTTTATCATCATAAGCGCCTACCCCCGGAGGTAACAGCACAGATGATAGCGCGGAACATACGCCAGCAGCCCCACAGGACACAGATAGCAAGCATCACCTGCATAAACCACGGAATGAACTCCGCAAAATCAGCAGGAACACCCGACAGCCCGAAAAAGTCACACAGCGTTTGAAAAATAGTGCTCATATTCTCCCCCCTTAATTATTCCATATTCTGAACATCGTCCGCACCAATCCCAAAAGCAGGGACAGCAGCAGAAGTCCCTCAGTCACGGTGTACTGGGAAAATGGCGTGGACATGATAGGACGCTCATACAGGTTGCCAACCGTCACCGTTCCGGTTACTTCCGTCATAGCTTCCACCTCCTGCTGCTCACCATCGGCAGGGGTAGCAGGGGCTTCACTCCCCTGCACTTCCCCACCAGCTTCGGTGTTCTGTTCGGTCAAAATTAAATCGTTATCCATCAAAAAGCCCCCTTATAATTCTGATTGCAATATAGGCAACACAGCCCCAAAGGGCTATATCCCAAAAGGAAAAAGTAAAGCCGTAAATAGTCATAGGCATCTTAAAGAAGTCCAAGACCACACCAAAGAAGCGCGTTAAATCTTCCATGCCATCACCCCCGAATAAAACGGATAATCGCCAAAGCAATAGTAACCGTTATGCCTGCTATCAACAGGTCGATTATCTCACGAGGGACGAAACCAAGAGCAGCCGCAAGGAAATCCCCGAAATGCCCGCCAAGGCTCAACACCGCCTTAAAAGCATCTATCAGCGTAGAGATAATACCAGTGAGACCGGAAAGCAAAGACTGAACCACGCCACCGACAAACCCGCATATCACATTAACCAAACTCTTAACACTTGATAAGAGACCATCAAAGAAACCGGGCTTACTGGGATCATTATCCCCCTCACCGCCTCCGCCGGGCTTATCCGTATCAGTGGCATAATAAAAAGTATGCTCCCCGTCCTTTTCAACTACAACTTTAGCCGAACTTAAAAGAACTTTGTACCCGTTAACAGATGGGGCATTAACAGTGAAAGACGAGCCAACCGCAACATTTTGATAAACAGTATCTTGCCGCACCCGTTCCGTTGTACCCTCTTTATAGTGATGTACTGTCAAGCTGGTGGCTTCTGCATTAGGGTTCGCATCTGCGCCAACTTCGGGATCGTCCTTTTTATCAACAAAGTCGCTATAATCCGCATAGCCAACTACCATAACAGCCATATCGAACCCATCAAGAGGATACCAGCGGAAGCCCTCACTTGCATAATAAATACTGCCATCGACATCTACCCAAGAACCGCTCTGATACTGCTGACAGCTTGTCACCTTTTTCTCCGCACTAAGAGAAATATATACATCACCCTGCTTTGGATAAGAGGGACGAACTCCACCGATACGACAATCTGCTACATCAATAAATGATTTAATAGCGATCGTGCCAAAGTCGCTCTCCCCAACAGTAGGAAGAACAAGGACATTTGGCAAATCAAACGGAGCCGTTGCAGGGGTATAATTCTGCGTATAAAGTGCTCCCTTAGAAATGCGGAGTTCGTCATAGAATGAATAGCTAAACCCCGGAGACCCATAAAAACTAAGGTAATTCACATTGCCGCTTGATGTTATCCAATTAGATGGAGGCGCGAACTCCACACCATTCATATAGTATTTTACTGTACTCCCATCGTTTACAATAGCCATATTAACCCACTGCCCAAGAGGGATAGGTATTGAAGAGTTTGAGCTGTAATCCCCATAATTAAATGATTGACCCGTTAACTTTTCAGCAGAATACATATTTTTCTTTTCGGTAAAACAGGTATCATAATTAGACGATAGCAACGAAGTCGATATAGTAACGAAGTTACCGGATTTATCTTTTGCATAATAGTTAGTTACAGACGGAAAGTCATAAAAAAGCAAAGTTTTAGTTCCCCAATAATAGCCAAACCTCGCGCTTGAAGTTCCAGCATCTACACCAGAAAAATAAAAGCTGTAATAGTTATGAGAAACCCCATACTCCCTTAAAGTTTTAATAAAAACCTCATTGTTTTTATATGCAGAAGTAGATCCAGAATGCGTAACACGCGAGTCCCAAAGATAAGATTCAATATCATTTAGCAGCTTTAATTCACTCGATACTGGGAAAAAAGATTGATATTGACCATAATTCAATCGGAATTCTATAGTATAAGGAGCTTCCAACGCTTCCGGTAAAGTCAAAGTAAATCGCCCGCGATTACTAAGCATCAAATGCTTTCCAAAGCCACTGGAGGAAATGTATTGCGGAACAGTACCATCAGCAAAAGCAGCAGTATTATTACGACCCGAAGCATCAACTACATTACCGTCAAAATGATACAGAGCAACACAATTTTCACTCTCCGGAACAACATCATAGTTAATCACCCTGCCCGAACCAACTAAAGAAACCCCAACCACATCATCAGCAGTAAGATAATAGCTATTCCTGCCGTCCGGCAACTGGAAGTAATAGTTTGTGCTCACAGCTTGTGACGGGTCGTTGCAGCCATCAACAATATAGGTTACATTCGTGTAAGTCGGTGCAAAAGTAATGAAATAGTTATAATCTATATCATTGTTGGTGATCTGCGTATAGTAGCTATTATAGGTCTTGTTATAGTAAATGTTGTTTTCGTAGCGGTCATAGCGATTAGTGATGGTATTATAAAACTGGTTGTATTGAGTATTTAACATACTCCGTGAAGTCGAAGCGCCAGTATTGCGCATGGAAACCTGCATCTTATCATAAGCCTTTGCAAGCCCCTGCTCATTATAATACCTGCGTTCGTCCATCGCTTTTTTAATAGTATCTGCATACGCTTCATGAATTCGAGCACCAGTTTCACCGAAAATTTTTATTGCATATTGAACAAGACCCAAAGGGCTAAGACCGCCGGAAGCGGCACCAGTCGCCATCGCAGGAACCACAGACAAACATATCATCAAAGCCGCTATCAACACGGCAAGTATCTTTTTCAT